CATTTATACCCATTTCAAGAAGAAGCTTTATTAGACCTTCGAGACAATGATTATAACATCATACTTAAGTCAAGGCAGTTAGGTATATCCACATTATCAGCGGGATACTCACTTTGGTTAATGACTTTCTTTGGCGATAAAAATATTCTAGTTATTGCAACTAAACAAGAGGTTGCAAAAAACTTAGTATTAAAAGTAAAGGTAATGTATGAAAATTTACCTTCATGGCTGAAACTACCAGCTACAGAAGATAATAAATTATCACTTCGTTTAAATAATGGCTCACAAATCAAAGCAACTTCTTCATCAGGCGACTCAGGACGTTCTGAAGCATTGTCGTTATTAATTATTGACGAGGCAGCATTTATCTCCAATGTAGAAGAAATTTGGACTTCTGCTCAACAAACATTAGCATTAGGAGGAGGAGCAATTATTTTATCTACACCTAATGGTACTGGTAACTTCTTTCATCAAACTTGGGCAGATGCCGAAACAAATCCAAATTCTATATTCAATACTATTAAACTGCATTGGACAGTTCACCCTGACAGAGACCAAACATGGAGAGATCGTCAAGATGAATTGCTTGGAGTGAAAGCAGCAGCACAGGAATGTGATTGTGACTTTATCACTTCTGGACATACTGTAATTGAAGGTGCTACATTGCAATGGTATGAACAAACAACAGTTCAAGAACCTCAAGAAAAACGAGGGCCTGATAGTAATTTATGGACATGGGAACCTGCTGATTATTCCAGGGACTATATAATAGTAGCTGACGTTGCTCGTGGAGATGGAGGAGATTATTCTGCTTTCCATGTAATTGATGTAGAATCGGTAACGCAAGTAGCAGAGTATAAAGGTCAAATAAGCACTACGGATTATGGAAATATGTTAGTAAACATAGCAACTGAATACAATGATGCTTTATTAGTAATTGAAAATGCAAATGTGGGTTGGGCAACTATTCAAGTAGTAATTGACAGAGGCTATAAAAATTTATATTATTCTCCTAAAGATGGTCAATTATCAGATGTGTCTCAACAATTATCTAGATATGTAGATTTAAAAGACACTGCTAACATGACAGCAGGATTTACTACGTCATCAAGAACTCGACCTTTAGTAATATCTAAATTAGATACTTACATGAGAGAAAGAGTTCCAGTAATTCGCAGTAAACGATTAATAGATGAACTATTTGTATTTATATGGAATGGTTCAAAAGCAGAAGCACAAAGAGGTTACAATGATGATTTAACAATGGCATTTTGTATTGGGCTATGGATAAGAGATACGGCATTACAACTTCGTCAACAAGGAATAGAATTAAATAGAAAAACTTTAGATAATTTCGGAAAAGGATCAGGAGTATATGGCTCAGCAGGTTCATTAAGCAATTCTGGATGGACAATGCAAACAGGCCGTCAAGGAAATGTTCAAGACGAAGATTTAAGATGGTTGTTGTAAAAATAACTTGGTTCTTATTATTTTAGATATTTATTTAAAATCACTTAATTAATTATGGCAGACGATAAAACATTATACGGTCGTTTAAAACGACTTTTCAATACTAATGTAATAGTGCGTAAAGTAGGTAAGGATAAGTTGCGAGTAATTGACTCCGACCACTTACAGTCTACGGGTAACGTACATAATTCAAAATTTATTGATAGGTTTACTAGATTACATGGAGTAAGACCTAATTCATTAAATACATATAATCCAAATTACAATTACTTTTCTTCAAAAACTGAATTATATACAGATTATGAAGTAATGGATCAAGATTCAATTATAGCATCGGCATTAGATATTTATGCTGATGAAACTGTAATGAAAGATGATTTTGGAGATGTATTAAGAATTGCAACTGAAAATGAAAATGTAAAAAAGATACTTCATAATTTATTTTATGATATCTTAAATATAGATTTCAATTTGTGGCCATGGGTTAGAAATATGTGTAAATATGGAGATTTCTATTTACATTTAGATATAAAAGAAGAAATAGGAATTATGAATGTAGTTCCTTTATCAGCATATGAAATTGTAAGAGAAGAAGGAATGGACCCAGCTAATCCATATCATGTACAATTTAAACAATTAGGAGGCGGAAATATCACTTATGAAAATTTCGAAATAGCACATTTTCGTTTATTAAATGATTCAAACTTTTTACCATATGGTAAATCAATGATTGAAGGAGGTAGAAAAGTTTGGAAACAATTAACATTGATGGAAGATGCAATGTTAATTCATAGAATAATGAGAGCTCCGGAAAAGAGAATCTTTAAAATTGATGTAGGTAATATACCTCCTGAAGAGGTTGATAACTACATGCAAAAAATTATCAACCAAATGAAAAAGACTCCTTATGTGGATCAACAAACAGGAGATTATAATTTGAAGTTTAACATGCAAAACATGTTAGAAGATTATTTCTTACCTGTAAGGGGAGGACAATCAGGAACTGAAATTGATACTTTAGCGGGTATGGAATTTACAGGAATAGATGATATTGAGTACTTAAGAAATAGAATGATGGCAGGTTTGAAAATACCAAAAGCTTTCATTGGATATGAAGAAGGTATTGGAGGTAAAGCTACTTTAGCAGCAGAAGACGTTCGTTTTGCTAGAACCATTGAAAGAATACAAAGAATAGTAATATCAGAACTTTACAAAATTGCTGTAGTACATCTGTCTGCACAAGGATTTGAAAATGCCGAGTTACTAGACTTTGAATTGACAATGACTTCTCCGTCTACTATATATGAGCAAGAAAAACTTACTTTATATAATACCAAAGTTGATTTAGCAAAATCTATGATTGAAGGTAAAATTATTTCAAAAGCATGGATTTATAAAAACGTATTTAATTTCAGTCCAGACGATATACTAGAAATTGAAGCCGGTATAATTAAAGATCAAAAAGAACTTTTCAGAACAACTAAAATTGCTGAAGAAGGAGAAGATCCAGAATCAGAATTCAATAAAAAGAAAAAAGCTCAAGAAGAAGCTGATGCAGCTAAAGAAGAAGAAAGCGGCAAAGAAGCTGAAGGAGAAGAAAAAGAAGAAAAAGGTGCCAATCCATTTGGAGAAAGCATAGACAAAGACCTTGAAAAGGAATATGAAGAAAAAGAAAAAAAGGAAAGAAAAACTCCTAAAGTTCCTGAAGGTGGATGGCCAGGAGCAGGTAGACCTAAAGAAGGCATAAAGTATAATACTCATGCACATCCTAGAGGATATGACCCAACAGGTAGAGTAGCATGGAAGAATGCTAGAAATGAATCTACCGATGTTATTAAAAAATATGGTTTAGAAAAGCTAGTAACAAAAAAATCAATGATGCTAAATGAAACAATTAGTATGATTGATGAGGCAAATATATTGCCAGAATGAATTTAAAACATAACAATCTTCATATTTATTATTAAAGAAATAACATAAGCCTGAATGAAAAATTTAAAGCACTCGAAATTTAAGAACACTGGTGTACTATTTGAATTACTAGTACGTCAAGTTGCGTCCGATACTTTGAACAATAATGATTCAAAGGCGATTCCGCTAATTAAAAAACACTTTTCTAAATCGACAGAGTTAGCAAAAGAATTTAATTTGTATCAAACTTTAGTTAAAGAACGTTTCTCAAAAGAAGAGAAAGCAAGTCATTTAATTGAAGCAGTGATGTCAGCAAGATCGGCTATTAATCAAACTATCTTAAATAGACAAAAATATAACTTGATCAAAGAAATTAAATCTAATTACAATTTAGAAGATTTCTTCAAATCTAAAGTTAATAACTATAAAACGTTAGCAGCTATTTATAAATTATTTGAATATACTATTGCAGATAATCCTGTAGAATCAGTAAACAACAAATATACAATTATAGAGCATATAACTCGTAGCAATGATGTTAAGAAAATATCCGGGCTAAATGAAATGTCTGCATTTATCAATCAAGACAAAGATGTTAGATTGTTATCTTATAAAATATTAGTAGATAAATTCAATGCCAAATATTCAGATTTAAATGAAGGGCAAAAATCTTTGTTAAGACAATATATTAATTCAGTGTCAGAAGGTACTGAGCTTAAAGAATTTATTATTAAAGAATCTGAAAAACTTCAAAAAGAACTTAAATTATTAACTGTAAAAGTAGATGATAAAGTTGTTAAAATTAAATTAGCAGAAGTTACTAATCTTTTAAAAGAAGTAGCTGCTGTGAAAACAGTAAAAGACAATCATGTATTGAATTTGTTACGTTATCATGAATTAATCAAAGAACTTAAAAAAGCGTAATTATGCCATTTAATCCAGCAAACCCAACGTATACATTTCAAAACGCATATCATACTCAAGATGCAAATGGTTCATTTTCTAAAACTATTAGAGTTACTGCAACTTTAAACAATCCTTTAACATTAACGGGAAGCTTTGCTAACAATGCAGGATTTTTAGTAATGAATACGGGCAGTATAATTATTTCATCTTCTAACGGTCAAGGATATACAGCAATAGATTTTCATGAAGCTGGTCAAAATCATAATATATTTCCAATTCAATTATCATATGTTTCTGCATCAGCCAGCGGAGATATAACAATATTATACTATTAAAACAATAATTTATGTCATATATTGATACATTTAAAAAGCCTCGTTTAACAGAATCTGTTATCAAAGAAGTCAAT